GAATTCCGTCAGTACCTTGAATAGATTGTGGACCTTGAGTACCTTGGAAACCTAATAATCCTTGTACACCTTGGACCGCATTTCCTTGAATACCAGCATCACCTTGAATACCTTGAAGAGCTAGACCTTGAACACCTTGAGCACCAACGCCTTGAATGCCTTGTACACCTTGTGGGCCTTCGTCACCAGCACCGCCATCTGATCCTTGAAGAGCTAGACCTTGAACACCTTGAATACCTTGAGCGCCATTGCCTTCAGTACCTTGAAGGCCCTGAACAGAACCAGCTTGCCCTTGAATACCTTGAAGAGTTGGGCCTTGAACACCTTGAGCACCTTGGATTTCTGAACCCTGAATACCAGTTACACCTTGTGGGCCGGTTTCACCAATAGTACCTTGAGCACCATTAATACCATTTGCACCTTGCGCTCCAGTCTCTCCAATACCAGCCGCGCCTTGCAATCCTTGTAATCCTTGTGCACCAGAACCATCAGAACCTTGTAATCCTGGAGGACCATCATTTCCTTCTGGGCCTTGAATACCAGCACCAGTAGTACCTTGCAATCCTTGTGCACCAGTTTGGCCAGGAGGTCCATCACTACCAGTGTCGCCTTGAACACCTTGAATACCTTGGTTGCCGAAACCAGCAGGACCGGTAACACCTTGAACACCTTGGCCTCCACCACCTTGGATACCTTGCATTCCTTGAAAACCAGGTTGACCGCCTAGACCAACAGTACCTTGGAAACCAGTAGTACCTTGCGCACCCTGTGCTCCAGATCCGGTAGTACCTTGTGGTCCTTCATCGCCTGGTGTACCTTCAGGACCGCCGGCACCTTGTGCCCCTATTGTACCTTGAAAACCTGAAAATCCTTGTACACCTTGAGTACCAGATCCTGTACTACCTTGTAAGCCTTGAACTGAACCAGCAGGACCCTGAATACCAGGATCACCTGGTTGACCGTCTTGTCCGTCAATGCCATCAGGGCCTCTTATACCCTGTACACCTTGAAGAGTAGTTCCAAGGGGTCCTTGAATACCGTCAGTACCTTGAACCCCTTGGAGTCCACCACCTGTCTGATTAACGAAAGTAAAATTACCTCCTCCGTCAGTAGATAGAACTTGACCAGTGGAACCATCGGAGATTCCTAGATCAGTCAGGGCAGATGGAATTGTTGGCGCACCTGTTAAACTTGTATACGCAAAATCTTGATTGAATGATGCATTAAAGGTAATGCTATCAGCGGCAGCATCAGTCGTAATAGACATATTTGTGCCGGCTATAAGTGTAACTGAATCTGTTACGTTGTCAGCGGAAACATTGGTTTGACCTGCTACAATAAATTCTGACCAAGCATTTTGGTTTGGATCTCCACCACCAACACCACCTGAACCTACTGCTCCCCAAGCTCCTGAGGAATAACCTTCAAAAGAGTTGAGTGATGTATTATATCTAAACATCCCAGCGGTTGGTGTGGGTCTATCCGCAGTTGTACCTGCTGGGATTTCAACAGCTCCGGTTGCGCTAGTTCGCGGGGCTATTGCGTCGAAATTGTCGTCCATTTCGTCGTACGTTAGCGCAGAACCCTTATCGTTACGTTTGGTAATTGCCATTATGTGGTTTCCCCTGATTCATTATAGTATTCTCCGACATACGCAATGAAATCTCCAATAGATGATGGTGCTTCAAAATAGTTCTCATCAACATAACCAAATAATACGTACGGCGGAATAGTGCTTGCCTCTATATTTATATAACCTTCTAACACATAAAATGGAAGCACATATTCTTCACTACCAGCTACAATTGTTCCTGGGTTGTTTTCAACATAATCTCTTTTTGTGTATTCGAAAAGCTCTTCTTCTTCGGGAGTTAACAGATAATCTTCAACTGTTTCACCGGGCAAAAATATAGGATGTCCATTAGCATCCATTTCTGGACCAAATACGAATATTTGATCCCAAAGTTGCTCTCTTACAGCTGGGTCTGTTTCTACCTCATATTGAGCGAATAAAGATGCATAATCTGGTTTTGGCATTTTACTTAAATGCTATAACTGTTGGTGATCCTGTTGCACATGCGTTCGGAACAAAATGGCACGGATGTCCACCAGTTGCATCTCCAATTCTATGAACTCCAATTAAAGTTGTTCCAACTTTAACCCAGGCCGACATTCCTACTGCTGGATCTCCACAAGCAGTTGATCCATTTCCGGCTCCTAAAACCGCAAAAGCACCGTTCACGGTAACTTTAGTTTGTCCTGCAACAGCATAATTTGTTTTATGAAATGGTTTTGGATGTCCTTTTGGCGTTCCATTACATGGATGCCCAATATGACTATCTAAACCTAATCTTGCTATTCCTGGCATTTCTGTCCTCCTAAAGTAAGAATGGCCCGAAGGCCATTCTTTAACTCCTTCTTAAGCTGCAGCTAAAAGTTCTTTTGCCATTATATATTCTTTTACTAATCCAGATCTTACAATATCTTGAGGTGTAAATTGAATTGTATCAAAGCTTTCAATTCTTTTTAGTACTCTTAGAAATTCTGCTAATCCAGAAATGTCTGCTCTATTTCTAGAAATTTCTAAGTCGTTTTGTTTTGTGTCTCCACAGAATACGATTTTAGATGATTCTCCTACTCGAGTAATAATCGTATCCAATTCGTGATAAGTCATTGATTGGCATTCATCAACAATAATGATTGCGTTATCAAATGTTAATCCTCTAACGAATGAAGAAGTCATAAACTTCAGCATTTGTTTTGACTTTAAAATCTGATATGCATCTCCCCTCCCAAAGAGATCATTCACTATATCAGTATACGGTGCTTCGAAAACTGCTTCTTTCTGAGCTTTTGACCCAGGCATGAAGCCTTGCTCGCGCGTCTGAACCGCAGATCTAATGACGATGACTTGATCATATCCTCCTTTTTGTAGTACATCGCTGAGTGCTAAATACATAGCACACATTGTTTTTCCTGTACCTGCTGTCCCGATGGCTGCTAAATTATAACCCTGTTTATAAGATTCGAACATGTCCTCTTGAGTTGGTGTGAGTGGCTCTATCTTTCTCATTGAAAACTTCTGATTAAGAATACCTACCATGTGTTCCATTTCTCGAGCTTGTCTTTGTTTCTCTGAACGGGATAATCTACGTTTTGCCATTTATGGACCCTCCTATTAGGATACTACCATGTGTTGATATTATCCTTTTTATGAATGTGTTTAACGTTTTTGAGTACATCACGAAAAGCAGCATCTGGCTTTCTCAAACCAAGACGACTGGGGTCACCTATTGCGGGTGCGCCTGTAATGAGTTGTGTAAGATGGGGGTTATCTTGAACGTACTGATCACGTTCTGAAATTTTCATGTCATGCTCGAACACTTCGTTCGTTACATTGTTCCTAAAGGTATACCTGGGCATATATGCTCCCGCTAATATAGAAAAGGCAACCTATCCACACAGAAGATTGCCTCACCGGTTCATTGTAAAAAAGATTGTCTGTGCTTACCTTTATTTATAAGCTTGGAGCTTTAAACTCCCACAATAATCTCATAAATTTCTTTCCAATTTTTAGCTCTATGTTCAGCAGGAAAACTTTGGTTGAAAGTATGATCCATAAGAATTGACTCTAAACCTAAGCTCGTGCCAAGAGCAGCATTTTCTGGTTTATCTTCAATCCACCAACAACCTGTACCACGATATGGTTCAAGAGCTTCGTCTTTATCAGCACCTGTATCGAGATAAGTAAAACTCTCAAAAACTGTAGGACCAAATAGCTCATTAAGGTTTTTAGTACGAAGATGCTGAGAATATGAGTCTGCACTTAAAGATGTAATTACTCGAAAAACATAACCATGCTCTTCATGCAATTTACGAACATACTTAATAGAATCACGCAAAGGTGGCAACTTACGAATCCAAGCTGACTCGTTAAACATTCTAACAGTACGTTCTTTTTCAGGAATCGTTAGGTTATAACGTTTATTGATGTCATATTCAGTTTGGCTACCTGGTAGCATTTCAAACTTATGACGATCCATCCACTGAGTAAATGCATATACCCAATCAAGAAGAACTCCGTCTGCATCAGTTAAGATTACTTTTTCATTTAACATTTTATCTCACTTTTTCCAATTAAAAAAAAGAGGAGCTTGGTTAGTGCCCCTCTTTTTCGCTGCGTAAATTAAGCTTTTTTCAGTAGAGATGCCGAGACATTCCACTTACCCATCGAACCCGTATCTACTACGATATTCTTACGGTTTACTTTTTGAACTGTGCCGCCCATTGCGCCACGCTTGCCTGACCACTTTACCTTATCACCAACGTTAAAACTACTAGCAGCTTGATATGATTTCATTCTAGTAGCACTATTAAACAAGTTAGCTATTTGCTTCATGTCAGTAGAAGAAGCTTTAGACATAAGATCAGCAATTTTGTTCATTTCATTTATAGACAACATTTATATATCTCCTTTGATTTGATAATTATATACTATCAAAAGAAATTATGTTTGTCAACAGTTTTTTTCACTTTTTTTGAAAAAAATCACTTTTTTCTTTTCAAATTAAACTCTTCATCATACCATCTGTCAGCGAACTTTTGTTTTCTACTTTCCCTACGACTTTTTTTCTTATTGTCGTTGCGCTTCCTTGGGTGATTTTCGTCTGAACCCCACTCGTCATCTTCCCAGGCTTCTCGGAAAGACTTCCTGCGTTTGCTCATTTTCTTATTCCTTAGTTGCTTTCTACAATTAAATCTGGAAATGCTTCCAAAAGAGTTTTCTTAGTTAAACCTTTAAACGGTTTTTGTGCTATCATTTGAACCAAAGTTTCAGCATCATCATTATCAACATCTTCTAATAAGCCAATGAATAACGATTCACGCTTTACTTGATTGAGATGGTCATACCCACCGCCTTTAACAAAAATTCGTAATCTACGAGCTTCTCTATACAATAGAGATTTTGCTTCGTCTTCAAACTCATTTTTATTCCAAGGAGGAGGAGTACTTGGTATCAAGAACTCAACACTATTATCATATGTATATTTTAAGATAATTCTAAGCGCTGGATTATCATTTTTTCTCAACCAATCAATTTTCTCCTGAACTTTTTTAAATTCAGAAACTTTGCTGATAATTTCCGTTATAGAAATTCTTACTGCCATTTAAAAATCCTGTATATCTGATAGTAAATTTTTTAGTTTCTTTTGAACAAAGAAGTTAAATAATTGTTTTCTACCAACTTCTTTATCTTGGCTGTATTCACTAAGAATAATGTCTTTGTATTTTTGAGGTATTTCACCCAAGTCGATCATCATTTTATTGCGATAAAAACGACGAAGAGTTTCCTCGTCCATTTCATCTGTGCCTTTAGAATACATTTCCATGCGCTTTTTAGTCATAGCTTTTTGGCGATCGCCAACAGCCAAACAATTATCAGAAGAAAGAATATTAGGTACTCCATCTCCAGTGTCACCTTTGAGAATGTGCTCCTTCAAATATTGTTCTGGCTGATCATTACGAATCCAGCGTTTACGTATCGGATCATACTGATCCACGTTCGCATACTTTTGTAATTGAATGTAATCCTTATCACCAGACAAAATCAAGAAGGGCTCGTTGCCCATGTTGAGTTCAGATCCATACTCATGTACAATAGTACCAATAATATCGTCAGCTTCACAGTGATCAATATGAATTACTTTGTAAGGAAAGAACTCACGTAGTTCACTTCTAACTGTATTCATAATTTCAAACAAAGCATTCCAATCCATTCCGGATTCGTCACGTGATTTTTTGCGGTTTGCTTTGTAGTAAGGATAAGCTTCACGGCGCCATGAATTTTTGCCGTCAGCACAAATAACTATTTCACCATATTCTTCAGTGAACTTTTTACGGTTTGCCCGTAATGAATTTAAGAACATGTGACGAATGATATTTTCATCCGCTGCCACGTCTGTATGGTTACCAATGCTTGCAAACAGCGAAGCTAGAATAACCTGGTTGTAATCTACTAAGATTGCCATATTTTGTTTCTCATGTTAAAATTTGATTTATAGTTCATATTATACCACAAATCATCAATTGTCAACAGTTAATTGAGAACCTCCCTTAATAATTTATTCCATAATCCTTGGAATGAGTTGATGTCGTTTGGAGCCAATCCAAATCTATCAGAACGAGTAAATCTATTATAAAAATCTTTATCATTCTTGTTAGCTTCCAAAACGCTTTTTGTTATTGCATATGCAAGGTTAGCGTGTGTTGTTGGATCTTCGTTCCAATCATACATAACACTCGCATTAGATGCTGTTTCTGGTAGAGCTCCATAGTTTGGATGAATACAAATAAGACCACTACGAATTGCTTCAATCAAAGCAATACAAGATGTTTCTTTCCAAATGCAAGGATATAAGAAAATGTGA